CCGTCTTTCGAGTACACGTTCTCGAACATGATAGCCACCGGATGCGAGTTGGCGCCGCCGAACTTGATGGAGATACCCTGCGACACGGCGACGTACTGGAACTCCTTTTCGGGGAAGAACTTACTCAGTTCCTTGCGGAGCAGGTCGAGATGCTCGGGGTTGGTCTGAGGCTTCAGGCGAATACCCTTTTCGTCACGCTTCGAGGGCTTCTTGACAGCCTTAGCTTTCTTGGGCTTGGCCTCTTTCTTGGCGGCGGGTTTCTTAGCCTTGGGCTCCGGCTTGGATTCCTCGGGCTCGGGCTCTGCTTCCGGTTCGGCCGGAGCGGCTTCCTCTTCCTCGGCGGCTTCCTCTTCCTCGGCGGCTTCCTTAGCCAGCTCGTCGGCCTGCTGCTCGGCGGGCGTAGGTTCGGCCGGAGCGGCGTCTTCCTCAGAATCACTCTCCAATTCGGCGAACGAACCGACGATGTCAATCAGGTTGTCAATCGTCTCCTCGTCCATGCCGGGAATTCCGGCCCGCTCCAGACGCTCGATGAGGATTTTCTTTGCCTCTTCCTCGGTCTTGGCGGTGATACCGAGTTTCTTCAGCCGTTCGGCGTTCACTTTTGAAATTTTAGTTGCCATGATTTTTGTACGTTTTAGTGAAACAATTTTGATTTATTCGTCATTTAATCGGTAATAATCATATCGCGTTGGCGTATAATATAACGCTGACTTGTGATTGGCCAACAAGTAGGCCTGCTGTTCGGTGATAATTTGGTCAACAAGAGCACAAGCGTCGCTGAACAGCATATTAGGGTCGTACCCCTCGGCTGCGGCCCGCGGCGTGCGGAGCATACGCGCCATCATACCCCTACTGCGCCCTCGTATGTGGAGAGAAAATATAACGCGCTTCATGCCTGTAAGATTGGCCAAGACATCAACGCCGTTTATTACAAAGCGGTTCAATTCCGGCTCGGTTTGGACGATGTCCTCTATGCCGCAATCGTAGGCCGTCTGGTCGATACGCAGTTTGTGATTTTCCTTGCGGATGGCACGCATTAGGTCGGTACACTTATTTGAGCAAGCACACTCAACGTAGTACCGCAACGGAACAGGCCGTGCGGCCGTACCGCGTCGATACGCCAACCAACGGCGTCCATACGCCTTTATGGAGGTGAAGATTTTGAGACGAAACTCTTGTAATAAATCGTCGCGTTCCAACGACAATTCCTCATAGGAGTAGAGTTTGTTGGCGTACTTAACGGCCAAGAACTCTAATTCTTTGTAGGCTTTTTCCGACGCTTTCATGCCAATTAGGTTTTACGATTGTGGACGTTTTACATACATCCACAGCACGAAGGTAGGTTAAAATTTCCAATACACAAAGAACTTTACAAGAAATTTTCAAAATTTTTTACAACACACGTATCACTTCCGACTTAGGTACGTTGTCGGCATAGACCTGACTGCGTTCGTTGTATAGCGTTATATAGTCGCCCTTTACGGCATCAAGTTTCCATACCTCACCCCGGTAGGAAAAATCGCTGTTGACCGAATAATAATTCACCCAGTCCTTCGGGCTCATGGCGAACATCGGGCGGTTCAGCGGGTCGAACAGTTCGGCCTTTACGTCACGCATCTTTTCAGGCGAAGTGAAGATAGACGTCAACTTATTACGGTTAGCAATATCGTGTATCTTCTCGCGCTTGAATTCCATCACGCGTGAGAAATATCGCTTGTCCTTGGGAGAGAAATATATTTTTCGCCTGAATTCGGCCATCAGATATTCACGCTGTATGACGTGGAAATACTCCGCTACCGACAGGCTCCGTGCATTATTCATGGCTTACCTTTTTAGTTTTCCTATAACATTCCAAGCAAAATCGCGAGGACGTTGTAAACGTTTGAAAACCTCCAACGTCTCAGCTTCATTACACTCGTCAATGTCCTTTTTGGTCGTGAAAACTATATTTGTAGAAAAATATTTGTCCAATTCGAACGCGTACTTTTTAATCTCTTTTATGGCGTCAAAATCGTAAAGCAACACCACCGCGCGAACACCCTTTTTCTGGAGCATAGCGCGTTGGTAGTCGCTTATTTTCTTGCCGAACGTGGCACAGCACTTGACGTCGTCACACTCGTCCAATCGTAACCGACGATCCACAGCTATTTTATCGAATACGCCCTCAACCAATATCACCGTCGCGCCGGGCACCTTTATATCGTCGTAGCCATACAGCATCTTGGCGAAGTCGGCCCCGGTATCGTTACGCCAGCGCAGGGCGTCGGGCGGTACTTTCTTTGAAGCGTAACGGCCCTGGAAAGCCGTAATGACGCCATCGGTAGTTACCGGAATGAGTATATAATCGGCGTACCGCCGTACCAACTTAGTACGGCCAATGGCGTATCGCTTCATAACGGCTGGAGTAAGACCACGGTCGCGTTCGAGATAAGTGTCGTGCAAACACACTTTGTAGCCAACAGGCATCTTCCGCGGCGGAAGTGGCTCCAGTTTTACGTCTTCAGCGGCAGACGTCGTCAAATCTCGGATTTTGGATATTACCTCGCGTTCCTCGATAGTGGCTCCCTCTAACAGGTACAACTTATCAACAGCTGCAAGTAATTTATATATTCCACCACTATTGCCACATTTTTTACAATC